CCTATCGTAAGGGTCGAACTGGTTAGCGTGGCCGGAGTAATCAGGGTCGTCACCGCAATCTCATTCGTCGCCACATTGCCGCTGGTGACGGTTCCCGTTGTAACTAACCCACCGGGCAAAGACATAGACCCAGTGACCGGATTAAATGTAAAACCTGTTGCTGTATATATTTGACCACCAGTACCTTGGGCTGTTGCGCCTTGCCAAGGTATCATATATGCAGCATTTGCCGATGAGGTTAGAGAGGTCACCGATAAACCACCATTCGCTGAAATCAGTCCCGAAGCACTTACTGCACCTGTAAAAGTCGGATTAGCCAGCGGTGCATAAGTATTGGCAAGGCTTCCGCCCAATGAAAGCGCATTGGTTGCCGTCGCCGCAGTGCCCGAAGTGCTTTGATTGAGCGTGGGGAAATTCGTTAGATTGATCGCCGAGAAAGTGGGGGCAGAAGAGAATGTAGGAACCGCCGCCGACCCAGTGAAATTACCGAACACCGTATTCGCAAGCTGAGTGTTTGGCGTAAGAGTCAGAGTGCCAGAGCCGGTCACAGGAGAATTACTCACCGTGTAAAGCACATCGCCGGGATTGCTGATCCCCACGCTGGTTACAGTTCTGTAGCCAGTCCGCACCACTGTCACAGTCCCACTCCCACTTAGTGTGACTGTGACACGACCGTAGTTCACAGTGCCCGCAGTTACAACAGACTGCCCCGTAGTACCGCAGTTCTGACTTGCAATCACTCCTCCTGTGGTCCACACAGAACTATCAGGCGAGGAGTCAAATGTAACTGCGCAGATGGGGGAGCCTGTCGTGGTCCACGTGAGCTGATGAAACGCAGTCCCACTACCGGAGAATGAGAGGACGGCAGCCGAGCCACTCACTGTGAATGTGGTGCTCTGAAGTCCGGAGTATTGCTGCCCCTCGCTTGGCATAAATGAAAGCAACAAAAATGCCAACACACAAGATGCACAAAGAATTGCTCGTCTCATATTAGACCATCCTCCCACCACTCAGCTATCATCTCAGCGAATATACACACGAACCTTGCCAGAACTGATCTGGCTCAGATAAAGGCCATTGTTAACCACCCCAATCTTCCCACTCCTCACCTCTTCGAGATCAGAGGCCCCATTCCCCGCCCACACCTCTCTCCCAGTCAAGTTCACAACAAGGCAGGTGTCAGTGTCCTGGGTGTAGCCAGTCATCTCCATGTGATCCACAAACACATTCCCGCCTTTGTAGCCATTCGCTAAGCCAGCAGTGTCCAAAATCCATGGGTTTGTGGTGAAATCGTTTGCCATCACAGAGCTCCTCCCCGCAAAGCGGGCTAAAGTTCCTCTATAAACTTGTTGTACTCTTTCCAATTCACATCCAACGCGATTGCGACAAGGCGTTCCACGCAAGTGGCAAAGGTGTGCTCGCGAGCATAGGGGCAGCCCACTGCGTCTCCTGACTCGCTCAAGTCTCCAGCTTTACGTTCAGCCTCATACTTGAGGTCCCACGCGTCCACTTCTTGTTCAGAGACTCCGTGGTATCGAATGAGCGCCCACTCCACAAGCTCATGCACCCCTACGAGGAACTCGTATCGCCAATTCCCCATCTCGCTCACCCGCACAGAGGTATGCTCACGCCCATTCGGCTTGGTGAAGTAGTCCCCCACAGTGGGGTAGCGTTGCTTCGAGCGAGAAATCGTCTTGAGATCAATGTCGAGCATTTTAGTCTCCTATCTTTCCTCGTTATCATCGAGGCTATGCTCTGCGCGCTCGATTCTGATCCTCATCTTTTCGCTTGGCGCATCTCCAGCCCGATAGTGATAATGCGCCGCGCATGTCTGCGGAGGACTTCCGTCCAGCCCATGTCGTTTGACATAATCAGCCCAAATCATTGCCAATTGGGCATCAAAAACAACCAGCTTCTTGTGAAGATGCAAACCTGTGCCGACAATCGTGAGCATAGTAAGAATTTGACCCATCGAGATTGACCATTCAAACTGGACCATACATTCTCCATGATCATGCCTGTAAAATACGTAAACAAAACTCCAAAAGGCCACACCACTACCGCCTTCGGCGGACCCGATTCTGCAATGGTGGCAACGGGACGGGGAACCCGAGCAGGAGGGTCGACGGGGCCCTCAAGACCATACTCTCCCGCACAACTCAATAAGTGAGCTGTGTTGTGATGTGGCCAACTCGCTGCGCGAGCCTCATGGCTCGTCCCGTTAGGGCTGGGGAGGTTCAGGTTCATTGCTCTCTCCCTTCAGGATTTCGGCCACCTGCGCTTCCTCAGGTGACCCCTCAGCAAGCACCTCCTGAATCACAGCATCTCGTGTCCAGGCGTCTGGATTGTCATAACAGGAGGTGCAGAGAAGGAGGCCATTTTGCCACACAAGCTGGGACACCCGTGTTTCGCAGTCGCATCTCTGACAGCGATGCCACGGGTCTCCCATGATTGAGCTGTGCGCGTTGTAGCCTCTTGCCATCCCAGCCTCCTCAGTCTCAGCCGCAGGCTGACTAAACTGCGATTATGGCGTAAAGCAGCGTCAGCTTCAGGGTGCCGTTGCCGGCAGCGTAGTTATTCGTTGCCTTGGTCAACGTTACTGCTGTGGCACTCGTCAAAGTCACGTTGTCAGTGGGCAGCAGAGACTTGACAAGAGAGGAGCCGTTTGTAATTACGCTTGCCAACTCCGTGCCTGTCACAAGAGCATTGCCACTTCCCTCAATGACATTAACAGCGCCTCCAGCGTCAGTGTAAGTTACACTGCCATAAAGCAGCTCTGCCACAAAACTGAGGAGATCAATTGCAAAGCCGGCGGGAGGAGCCGCGATCAATGTTTGAGCAGTTGTTTGAAGCGCCTTGATCTGCGCGGAGGTCAATGTAACTACTGCACTTGCAATTATTGCATTTGCAGTCATTGCCGAGGTTGACGCAGTGACAGGAGTCACAGCCGCGAGGGGAGCCCCCACAGCCAGGCTGTTGACGGCAACGCCGTCGTGATGTGTATAGCCCATGACTTTATCCTTTCGTTAGATGCAAATTGATGTTGTGGGTGTTCATGTTCTGAACACCCATCTCACTCAGCAATCTCGCAAAGCGAGAAGCCCCGAAGGGCCACACTCTACAAGCTATGGCCCATCGCTGCCGTAAGTCCCAATCCAATGGAAGGCACCAACCCCAAATCTGCTCATCGAGAGCATCTTGATGGAGTAGGTGTCGAAGTCGTCGCTGTACATGTCGTCCAGTGGCTTCCTCGTAATATGATACAACGAGTGCTCGCTCTTGTCTGACAAGAGACACCACCGGCCGACGGAGGTGAAATAGTGGCAGATGAAGTAGTGCAAGTCCTCGTTGAGGATTGAGTTGATGTTGTTGTCAGCGGTGTCGGGCTTGTGCGCCGAACCCAGGATTTCGCGAGCGACCCACTTGTTCTCAGGAGCGATCACAAGAAGTCTCGGCTTAACCTGCATTGGCATGCCCACGCCATCCGGCATCCTCTCGAAGTTGTTGATCGCAGCCTGAAGTGCGGTCATGCTGAGGTCAACATCCACAGAGGGTCTGTTGGGCCAAGTACCCGCGGCGCTGATGTAGGAACTCACGCCAGGTGCGATGTTCGTCGCAGACGCCCCACCTGGGAGGTAGTGCGCTGTGCTGAACAAGTTGACGCCGTCAACCGTGACGACGGGATTGAGAATGGAGTTCGATGAGATGAACCCCAAGTTGATGAGATTCCACGTAGACATCTCGCGCAGGAAATGGTGCGAGCGGGCGATGGCCTTGGGAATCTGCTTGATAAGTCCGTACTGATCGTCCTCATACAGCTCATAGGAGCTGCGAACGCCCAGCGCATAGGTATACATCTCAATGCGCTTGGTGCCGCCTTGAGCTGCATCCCTATAGGTCGAAGGCTCACCCTCTGGCTTCTCAACCATCGGGCCAACCCCCACGAACTCCGCCATGTCGATGAAGGCTTTGTCAGTGGTATCCATGTTAAAGACATGAGAGAACTCTTCTTCTCTCTGCTTTAGCTTGAGCCACTGGGCAAAGACGCCATGGAGATGGGGAGCTTGCAACTGACTCCATTGTCCACGAACTAACATTGCCAGCCTCCCTAACCAACGCCCAGCTGCGCTGCCGCAGGCAAGAACTTGAAAAAGACCCCACGATTGTCGTTGGGATCAAGTGATTCGATGACGAGAACAGCCTGATTTGAGCTGCCGCCCCCGCTGGTCGTGGTCTTGCTTGTGTCCACATACCAATGATAATCAGTGTCAGCAGTCAGACCATAGGCAACTCCCACGTTTGCCTGGGTCAGATTGGCGCCGCCCTGGGTTGGGCCCACCTGCCCCCAAAAAATGGTCGCCCCATCAGCCAGCGTGTAAGCACTGAGCTTGCCGTCATCCCACTTTGGCAGCGCAATGTTCACAGCATAGGGCTGATTCTCAATGACCTCAGCAAGTGGGCTGATGATCTGTGCCACCCCACTTGTCGTTCGGCCGGTTACTGGTTCGGCCAGAATCCCCGCAATAGCCCCAGTATACGAGCTGCCGTTCCAAATGGCTAAGAAGCCACTTGTGAGCGTCACCGGAGTACCCTTAGGACCGTTGGTGAGACCTGACCCTTCGAGGAATCGCCGCATAGCCGGCTGTGCCCCGATGGTGGACCTTGAAGCATATGCTGCCGCTGTAGCCACCTAGTCACCCCTTCCCCCTCCGCAAAGCGGAGGCCTTCCCTGATGAACCTAGACATGGGGCTTCGTCAGAATTTTGCACCCTGTGCCACTTGCTCATCAAGTTCTTCATCAGTCATTCCAAAAGCCTTCAGCTCTTCTCGGGTCGGCGTTATAGCTGAGATTTTGGACGCCTGACTACGTTGACCGCTTGGAACTTCGCTTATCGCTTGACGAAGCTCTTGACGATTTCTCTTGTCCGCCGCATTGACGGTAACAGCAGCCCGAGCCTTCTGAGCTGCGTGTAGCAAGGCGCCCTGATAGGCAGCCTTGTTTATCTTCATCAAGATTACATCACCGTTGATGTACTTTGTCCCGCCGTCACGGGAATACAACCCCAGTTTCTCAGGCTCCGCTAGATCAGCCTCAACCACGGGAGCGTAGCCTTGAACCTTGGCCTGTTCGTAGCGCAAGCCACTCTGCTCCCCGTTGTTCTTGTAGAGAGTGTGAAGGACCCAACGAGGCTGCAACATAGGGTTCTTGAGCCTCACATTCATGAAATCTGCTGTGACAAGAGGTTTTGCGATGATCTGCTCATCTTCCACAGCAACCGCTCCGCCGCTCTGCTTCGCAGCAATCTTCTGGGCTGTTGCTGCCAATGTTGCAGCAGCCAGCTTAACCGCTGCTGTGTCGATCAAAGGCTTCGCCACATTTGCACTTGTGAGTGCGGGGCCTGCCGTTGTATCAGCCATGATAAATCACCATCTCTTTCCGAGAGGCAAGAGCCTCTTCAGGCTTCAAGCCATACTTGGCCGCAAGCCTTGCCTCGTCGTCTGTGAGTCTGTCAGATGGAGGCGCTGTACGACCAGGCCCAGCGTCCTCTGAGCCCTCAGATGCCTCTGCGAAGAAGTCAGTCCTGTCTTGAGCTGCCTTGGCAATGTCTGCCATGTGCCTCCCCTTCACCACGTCGAAGGCAGTACTCCACGCAAGTGGAGAGGCTTGATTCTGAGGAGGCTCCTTCTTCATAATCTCCCTCAACTCAGGACCGTACTTTTTGAACAGAGCCTTCTCCACTGGGTCTGTGACTCCATTGGTGAAAATCATCTCGCTCTGGGCTGCGCCCATTGCAAGCATAGCCCCATACATGGGGGCGGCGCGCTGATTGAACGCTGCATCCTCATCTTCGAGGAAGGAGATTGGGGCAGCTCGCCCCTCATTGCGCTTGGGCTCCGCAAGAGGCACTCTTGCCTCCAGCTCTGAAAGTCGTCTCTTCGTCTCTTCAAATTCAGAGAGCTGACCCTTCGTAGCCTCAAGCTCTGATTTTAGAGTTGCGTGGCCCTGCACAGCCTCAACAATTTGCTCAGGTGTCAAATTGCGAAGCGCCTCAGGCACCTCTTCTTCCCTCTTGTTTCCCCACCATGGCATAAGCCGCCTCCCGTCGATTTATTTGGTCTGCTTCTTTAGATGCTGCACAACAAGTGCTTCGAGGCCCAAAATCCGATCAAGCCTTGCTATCTCTCCCTGCGCCCGATACATCACATGCACATCTGAGGCTTCTTTGAGCTGCCTGTCAGGACTTTGGCGCTCCGCCAAGAGCCACTCGAAGAATGTTTTGGTGCGGGGGTCTTGGAACCATGCCCTCATCGAGGGGGCCTTGTCAAGAATTATGTCAAGATTGGTCATATGACCCCCCCTCCACCAGCAGCTCCGCTGGGAGGTGCAGCACCGTTGTTTGGAGGAGGAGCCCCCTGAGGAGTCCCTGCTGGACCAGGTGGCTTAGGAGCCCCTCCTCCTCCAGGCGCGGCAGACATTCCACCAGGCAATGCCCTTTGTGGGGCTTGGGGCGCTGCGGCAGCCTGTACTTCAGGAACATATCTCTCCACTTCGTCGTAGCCGAAATGTCTAAACACCGACTTCATCAAGGTATTTGCGGCTTCGATGGAGTCGTTGAGGTACTGTTTCATCTCAGGTGGAGTGAATTGGTTGGATGCTGCTTGAAGCATCTGCCCAATCATCTGGTAGTGCTTCTGCATCAACCCCGAGAGCATGATGTCAGCTTGCTTTTCAACTTCTCTGTTGACTGAGGCTGTGGACGCAGAGACTGGGAGGCATATCGCCTTGTCACGTATTCCCTCGAACGCAGCCTGAATAGCTGGTCCGTCAAGTCCAAATTGTCTTGGACGTGTGCCAAGCCCAAACTCCGCATACTGCTTTGAGAGCAAACGGCCCAATTTGGTATGTGCATATCTTATATCCGTGATGTTGAGGTCAGTGCGTGTGTTGCCTTCCTGAAGGAGAGAGAGCGTGCCCATCGCGCTGTAAACTCCACGTTTGGACATCACCCCTGAGCCCATGCCTTGTATGGGGGCTGAGACGCCACTACGCTTCTCGGCCAGCTCCAGTGACATCCTCTCCTCATCAATCATCATGGGGGAGACCTGCCCAGGCGAGAGGCCCTCGATGTCGCCTTTCTTTCCTGGGAGAGTGGCACCCGGGAACACTCTGTAGCCCTTGTCGAGAATTGCATCCGGGTCCACCCGCCATGTCATCGTGTTGGCAACAGTGGAGTTGTCACGACGCTGATTGTGAATCTGCGAGATTTCTTCTTGAAACATCCCAAGGGTCTCACAGAACCCGTAGCCGTAGAAGTAATCATCTCTGTAGAAGAGGCGCGCAGCCAAAAACACCTCGTCAGGGTAGTACTGATAGTATGCGCGGAGGAGTTTGTTGTTCTTCTCGTTGTACCATGCCATACATCGAACAAAGCGCCCACGATTGACGCGGTACTTGAAATGGCATTCGTAGATGTGGTATTCTTCGAAGCCGTAGGTTGCGCTGACCTGTGCCCCTGCGTCAGTCTGCTGCATCTGAGCCACTGCATCAGGCGAGGTGAGGTCAGGCTTCCCAAGAATCTCCTTAACTTTGGCCTTGTCGTAGATGCCCCTCCACGCCCGCTCCTCAAGCGCAAAGCGGCTCAATCTGATTCTGTGGGCCTTGAAATCCGCAGACTCAATAGTCTTGTGAACTGGGGACATCAAGAAGTCATTGAATGGGAGTTTCTCAGGTCGCGGCCCCTCGTAGGTGATGTCTGCGTAGGGCTTCCCAGTCCCGTCACCTGCTGGAGCAATCTTGTCCTCAATCTCCGTGATCCACGGGCACTTCAAGACAGAGGTGCCATAGCGAATGGCTTCCCCAAACCATTCATGATACACTCGATAGAGATCGAGTTCTGTGGGCTCCAACCCAACGTACTGCATGAACTCCTCAAAGGCATTCTTGAACTCAATGGCCTTCTTGGGGTACTTGCCTATGAGTCGAGCTGTCCACAGTGGGCTTGTCTTGATGATGGCGTTCATCACCCGAGCGAGCAGTGTGTCACAATGAATGGCGATGACCGGGACAACGAGGTTGGAGGCGCCATGCCATGGGAACTCCCGTGTGGACTCAGCAGGCGTAGCCTCGTAAGCCTTGCGCCACTGCACAATCCTGTTCTCGTGAAGGTCGGAGAGGCCGCTCTTGAGCCCACGAATACGTTGGCCCAAGTAACGACACAGCCTCTCCTCAGCCTCACCACTCAACGGGATTTTGATCTGCTCAAGCAAAGTGCTCCTGTCCGACTTAAGCTGTCTGCGTGACGACGGGCTGCGTGACTACTGGAAACGTGTTGAGGATAGTCACCACGGCCTGAGCGTAGGTGGCAATCTTGGCCTGAGCTGCTGCCGTCTCCAGTCCCTGAGCGGTCAGAGTGGGTAACAGCTTCGATTCGACCATTGAGATGACATCAGCCATCTTCTGTGCACCGGTGCCAGTTTCCTGGCCGACCACGGCCCATGAGGCCTCAGTCTGGGCGACGGCCGACACGACGATAATGAACTCCGGGCCAATCGCGGGGAAGGCTAAATCCACTACCGGCTCGACCAATTCGGCACCTTCGACTGCCAGCGGAAGGGCTTTCTCCGCGATGAATTTTCCGACGCCCTTAGCACCGGATGCAACCTTATCCAGAAACGCAACGAACTTGTTTGCCATGATTCCTCCGTTATTTGTCTGATTTGGTGATGACCTGCATATCGGAATTTAATTCCTTCTCGGCTTCGGCCTGGGGAAACACAAACATCATGCCCTTCAGGTTCGGATCGCGCCTGATGAAGTAAACCAGTACGCAGGCCGCTGCGACCATTCCTGACCCGAGCCCGAGGACTAGCGCATCGCTCGCTGGCATCTTGGTGATGCTTGCGACCATTGTTGTCCCCGCGATAAACAGGAATGAACCCGCCATCGAAACCGCGAGCTGAAACAGCAGGCGCATCCATGTCTGATAGACCTTCTGCTGAATCTTGCCGAGAAAGTAGGTCGCTAGCGCGTCGAAAGGATTGGGCATATCTTATTTTCCTGCCGAGGCTCCTTGGTCGCGCTGCGCAGCAGGTTGAATCTCTGCTGCTGTTGGACCAAACAGCGAGCTATCGTGCATCGCTGCGCCAATCACGGCCATCAGGACTGCAACCGCTATGTGCTTGGCATCCATATTGCCTGCATTGGCCCAAGCGTAGAGCCCAGCACTGGCCAGACCCACTACTGTTGTTTTCCAACTGCTGGCTACATTATTCATGCGCGACCTCCTTTTAGGGCGTCGCCAATTAGACCACCATACCCGCCGCTCAAATAACCTCCGTAGCTGTGCGCAGCCGTATGGACGCTGTAGGGCTGCGCGATCTGCCGAGACATCTGCTTGTTCTGCCGCAACATCGCATCTGCAACTTGAGCGTTCATTGGAGTGCGGAGGAGCTGAGGCGCATACGCAAGCGCGTCAAGCTGATCGCAATATCGTCCACGAGGAAACGTGGTGTACTCCCCAAGAAAGTCCTGTTGCTTGCGCTGCATGAAGAAGCGACCAAACTCAAAGATTGGGCCGAGGATGTTGCGTATGCGCCACTCCTTCTTCGTGGTGATCTCCCCATCTGGGCCCTCAACCTCCCCTTTGAGTTCTGTGATGTTGATGCGCCAGGGGCGCACTGTGTTCAAGTATTTGATATGAGGGAGGGCGAGGCTCTGCCCCGCGCATGTCTCGAAGCCCACTTTCTTGCAGCGCCACTTCTCCGCCATCGCGTAGATTTTGTTGAAGAAAATCTCGTGACTGGAGGACTGTGCCCATGTGTCAAGAAGGTAGTAGTTGCCCTCAGGACTGATCCCCAGCACTACGATGGCATGGCGACACCGGCCTCCGGCCGTGTGAGTGGGATCACACGCCATGGCGACACTGAGCCTCCTGTAGGGGATGTCCTTCCTAATGAGGCCATTTGCAGATTCATGCACCACAATCACCGAGGCATCACTGTGATCCTGCTCAAGAGTGAAGTAGTTTAGGTACTCATCCTTAAAGTCAGCATCCTCTGGGGCTACGGGAGAGTTGAGGTATTGACAGGAGAACTTGTAGGCACCGTAGCGAGCCTTCGCCTCATTGAGCTTGTCGAGGTCCCATTCCTCTGGGAATATAGGAACGCCGAATGGGTGCTCATCACAGCAGCCGCCCAAGGCGGAGTGATTCTCAACTGTGAACCACGGCTCCTTCTCCCTGATGTGAGAGTTGAGGTCGTGGTAGCCCCATCTATTCCCAATCACAAGCTCATCACCGCTATGCGAAGCGTCATCCTTGTCATACAATGACATGACAAGCTGATGATAGTCAATAGCCTTATCCATGACTGAGGGCGACTCTATGGCTTTGCGCCCAGGCAAATCATCCTGAATGATGAGCCCATTATAGTGACGAGACTGTGCAGCACCGCCCACACCGAGGAAGTCGAAGGTGCCCTCGCCGTGTGGAGCAGCGCTGGCGGGTTGGTTAACCTCAAGACTGAAATCTGTCCACCGATTCTGCGCTGTAGGCAGAGTTTCGGGGAACAGAGTCCTGTAGATTGCGTTACTCTCGTAGTGTTTGCGAATCTTGGTCCCTAGTTTGGCTGCATTCGTCACGGTCTCCGAGACAAGGAGATTGCGTTTGGTGCAATCATGAATTATGAGCATGTAGCGGAGGAACTCTTGAGGATACCCCAAGGCTGTAAACTCCTCCACATCTCTTTGCGAAATTGGGAGGGCGCGCCACATTGGCAGCCCCTCTGAGGCAATCGTAGATTTGAAGAAGTCTCTCGGAATCTCCATAAGGAGCTTGATTCGCTCACTTTCAAGAGATTTGCAGATTTTGAGGTGGAAGTGCCTGGTCAGGCGCTTGCGCATCAGCGCCACTTTGATGAAGTAGTGCAAGGAGCCCAGACAGTTCAGCCTGTGGAGACGCAGCTGTCTCGTGGGGTCTGCGTCTTGCGGGATCGGGATGGGATCAAAAAGGTGCATTCCTGTTCTTGTCTTGGTTGCGTAGCTGCGCTACTGCCCCCACTGCATCTTGGGGGCATACGCCTTCTTCGTTCCCATGGACCCCATCGAGGACCCCACCCCAGATGTGATGCTCACTCCAGGCGAGGCAGCAACAGATTTTCTCGCAGGGAGTGCGGGGGCACCCTTACCGCTCCCGCCTGCTCCCGCAATCTTACGTACCTTATCTATGGTACCTAGCACACCTAAAGCTCCAGCTCCCGCAGCTCCCAAAGCTCCCATCTTATGCCTCCCCTGTCTCTTGCATCACAACCGTCTTGCTGTCGAGCACAGGCTTCTTCTCCTGTGCCTGCATCTGTGTCTCCACCCTTGCGCTTGCCCCGCCCTGCTTCGCAGGCAGCTTAATCTCCGCCACCACCTTGTTCCCCTCCACAGCCAAGCTCGCCACGATGTCTGCGGGAAGTGTGGGCTTATCTGCCTTGTCTCTCTCTGAGCCTGTGGTGCCCTTGTTGGCGAGGAAGCGTGCCTTGGGGTCCCGGTCCAAGATTTCTTTGGCCGCCACCAGCGAAGCCCTGAGATCACGCCTCTGTAAGACCGCTTCGAGGAGAGCGTTCAGTGCCGCAGGCACCATCAGCTCCGCCTTCTCCTGAAGCCTGTCGTCTTGATCCTCCAGCTCCTCGTCAATCTTGGAGAGACGCCCTTCGAGGAGGCTCTCCTCAATTTCGATGTACTGAGACGTCTGAAGAACCGTGCGTAGCTGGGCTGCACTGAGCCCCACCATCTCCGCAATCCGCGTGTCAGAGAATCGCCCTGTGACGCGGTAGCGTGCGATCTGTTGGATGCGAATCAGGAGCTTGCTGCTAGGCCCTTGGCCTGAGCCACCTCCTAAGGAGGTGCCTAACGAGTTGGGTGGGAGAGGAGGCATCTTCGCTTACCTACATCGAAGGTGTACACTTAGAGCTGCATTGAGTCTAGCACAGCTCGTACAGCAACGCAACACAATTCTCATCTCTTTCTCACCTTTGTAAGTCGTGCGCGAAGCGTAGGTTGCGCGAAGCGGGACATCGCAGTGTATTCTCTCAGTATTCTTGTGTGTTTGTCACAGCCTCGCGGCGCTGCCACACACAGCCCGCACAACCCAGCCACCGCACCTGCACCACGCCACTGCCGCAGGCAGCCCTGAGCGTTGCTTGGGCCCTCTCGCCGTGCATGGGTGTTCATGCCTTGAACACCTGCGCATCTGTCACACACTCCATAGAATGACCGACGCTCATCTCGCTGTGCGACGCTCATCTCGCTGTGCGACTGTGCGAATGACATGACCGTAGGAATGACATGACCGTAGGAGCTAGAACGCTGATTTGGGAAAAAATTATTTTCAAAGGTATAAGCATCGAAGCTCAAGCGAGATTTTGAGCCTCCACCCCCTCTTGGGGCGCTGCGCTGCTGTGGCGCTGCGCTGCTGCCAGGACGCGAACGCGAACGTAATAGATGAGAAGCTAAGATTCAACACGCGCAACATGCGCAACATGCGCAA